AGCAGGTGGCGGCGATGTTGCAGGTGGCGCGCCGTATCTTGTAGGTGAACAAGGGCCTGAATTAATGATTCCAAAATCAAGTGGCACTATTATTCCTAATAACAAATTAGGTTCAATGGGCGGTGGCCCGCAAGTAGTGTATAATGGCCCTTACATTGCAAGCATGAATGCTATTGATACTCAAAGCGCTACGCAATTTTTGGCAAAAAATAAAAATGCGGTTTTTGCGGCTAATCAATCAGCTACAAGATCACTTCCACAATCGAGAACATAAGCTATGTCATTAAATACAATATTATCCATTTCTGAATCTGTTAGTATTAATGACCAAAAACTTGTCGGTCAAGTTTTAAGTCGTAATCAACGCATCTCAACTTCCGAACTTCTTACTGTTCAACCTTTTGAGTTTACAATGAATCCTATGAAGTATTTGCTTTATAGTCAAAATAGATCATTGCTTTCAACATTAAGGGTTAATGATAAAGCGTTAGAACAATATCTTAATTTTACATATATTGGTTGGCTTAATTATATTGCCTATCAAGGCGAAATGACTAGCGGTAATATAGCCGCATGCAATTGGCAAACTTCAAGCGCTAATAAAACTTTAGTATTAGGCGACTTTCCTGGCGGTATTAGCTCAGGCGACTATGTTGTTAAAACAGGTGATTTTTGCCAAGTAGGTCGCTATTGTTATATAGCAACCGCAGATGTTCAAAGAGGTGGCGGCTCAACTGTAAATATACCTGTTCACAGAAATTTAATTGAAAATCTTGTTAGTGAAGTAGGCGCAGTTATTGGTCAATATGGAACAACCATAAGCATGGGTGGCGACAATTATGTTGGCGTTACTTTTCCTGTTATATTAAAAGAGTATCCAACTTATACATTAGTGCCTATGACTAATGATTCATTTATTTCTTGGAATGGCCCTTTTGTAGCAATTGAAGATGTTCTATGAATGTAATAGCACCAGTAGACAATACTAACAATATAAGAATGGCAGATTTTGTTCGCGTAACAACGCGAGTAACTGTTAATGCAACCGCTATGGTTGATGCCGTTGAATATACTATTAGAACTATTGGAACTACAGACTTTACTTTATATGGCGCTACATCAAATACTGTAGGCGTAGTGTTTACCGCAGTTATAACAACGCCAGCTACAGGCACAGGCACAGTTTATGAAACTGTCTATTATCGTTTTGCAACAACCCCAAGCGCACTTACTATTGCCGCAGTCGATTCAGAACCATTTAGCGCATTAGGATCATTAGTAAGAATTAATGATGTTCAAAGAGATATTAAATCAACGGCCAATGAAACTTCAATTACTTTAGTGGGTATTGATACTGCATTATTAGGATGGGTATTAGGCAATGAAATTAAAGGTTCTCTTATTGAGATGTGGCATGGATTTTTTGATACTAATGGCGCATTAATAACCGCTGGTGGCACAGGCGGTCTTTACAAATTTTTTACAGGCTACATTAATTCATTTGGCATAACAGAGCAGTGGATGGAAGATGCAAGAATGTATGTAGGTATGATAACCGCTTCAGCTTCAAGCATTCAAATTATTTTACAAAATAGAACCGCAGGTCGATATACCAATAACAATGCGTGGACTTATTGGAATCCTACTGATACCTCAATGGAAAGAGTAGGTTTTATTGAAACTATTAATTATTCATTTGGAAAAGATGTGTGATAAGACAAGCTACAAAATACGACAAAATACAATTGCAAGAAATGATGCGAATGTTTAGGGACGAAAGCCCAATAGAGCAATATAAAAATATTGATAATCCTGATTATTTTAATTCCATTATAGATAGTATTATTGCGGGGCGTGGAGTAATTTTTATAGAAGATAATATAGGATTTATTATGGGCATTATTAGCCCTATTGTATGGTGTAACAAAACTTTTGCATTGTATGAATTAGCGTGGTATGTAAAACCTGAATACAGACATAAAACAATAGGATATAAATTATTAAAAGCTTATATTAATAAAGCTAAAGAATTAAAAGATGAAGGTAGAATTAAATTATTTACAATGACTAAAATGATAACTAGCCCTGATATTAATTATGCTAGATTTGGATTTAGTAAAATAGAAGAAAACTGGATGCAATGATCGCTTTTATAATTAACTTTTTTATATTCTTTTTATTTTGCTCTGATGCTTTTGGCGCAGGCTCTATTATTGCGGTTGCAATCTTATCGGCAGGAACTTCTTCATTTATTGTTGCCGCCGTTGGCTTTGCAATTAATATGGTTATATCCACTGTTATATCTTCACTATTTGCACCTAAACCACCAAGCGCTGGAAATTTTGAACAAGCTATACAACCTAATCCTGGCAGTCGCCAACAGCTTGCGCCAGCAGGCGATAATAAAATACCTGTAATTTATGGTCAAGCTTATGTAGGCGGTATTATTACTGATCTGTCTATTTCTACAGATAATCAAGATATATATTGGGTTATGTCTTTGTGTGAAGTAACCAATACAGAAACAGGCGGATCGCCCGATACTATTACCTTTGGAAATGTATATTGGGGTGGTAAGAAAGTTAATTTTAATGCTAATGGATATTCTGTTGATTCATTATTAGACGAATCAAGTGGCGAAACTCAAAATATAGCTGGCAACATGGATATTTATTTATACAGAAATGGATCAGGAAGCCCAACTAATAGCTCATTAAATGCCGTTACAGTAATGAGCGCATCTAATCTTGTGTATAAATGGGATAACACAAAAGTAATGAGTGATTGCGCTTTTGCTATTGTTCATCTTAAATATAATCAAGATAGAGCTTTAACATCTTTACAAAATACTCGTTTTCAAATTACCAATTCAAGAAAAGCGCCTGGCGATTGTTTCTTGGATTATTTTACAAGCACAAGATATGGCGCGGCTATTAGCACTTCATTAATTGATACTACATCTTTAACTGCATTAAATACTTATTCTAATGCGTCATTTACATATACACCTTATGCGGGTGGATCAGCAACGCAAGCTCGTTTTCAATTTAACGGCACTTTAGATACTAATCAAAAAATTATGCAAAACATTCAGGCCATGTCAGATTGTTGCGATTGCTTGGTTAAATATAATGAAATAACAGGACTTTGGGGAGTGATTGTTCAAAGCCCTACTTATACAGTAGCTATGGATTTGAATGATTCTAATATTATTTCTCCAATACAAATTACCCCAATTGATGTATCAAATTCATTTAATGTAATTGAAGTTAAGTATCCTAATAATTCAGAACAAGATACATTTAGTTCTGTAACATTTAATCTTGCTACTATTGCGCCAACATTATTATTTCCTAATGAGCCTGTTAATAAACAATCAGTTAATTTATATTTAACTAACAATGATGTAACTGCTCAATACCTTGCTAATAGAATGTTAGAAGCGGCAAGAGAAGATTTAAATATAGTTTTAGAGATTGGATTTGTTGGCATTCAATTAGAAGCTGGCGACATTGTTACATTAACTAATGTCAATTATGGTTTTGTAGCAAAATTATTTAGAGTTACTAAAGTTATAGAAAAAATATCAGATACAGGCGCGATTACTGCTGAATTAACTATTGCTGAATATAATCCACAAGTTTATGATGATCGCAATATAACTCAATTTACACCTGCTCCCAATACAGGTATTGGATCACCTATTACTTTTGGAACTGTTCCTGCCCCAGTTATTCCAGGTGGCACTGCATTTCCAACTAATGCTGTTCCTTCATTTAGTGTTCAAATAACAAGCTCAAGCGCTGGTATAACACAATATGCTGAATTGTGGTATTCAGCTTATGCTTCACCTACGGCATCTCAATATATATTTGCTGGCACAAGCGCTGTATATCCTAATGGTAGTCCTTACGGATTAAATGAATTAATGCCTGATATTCAATTGTTTAATGTTGCGGCTGGTAATTGGTATTTTTTTAGTCGTATGGTTAATAGTCTTGCTACAAGTGATTACTCTGCCGCTTCTACAGTATTTGAATGGCGACCATCAACTTATCAATTTACAGATAGATATTTAGCAATAGCTTATGGTGATGATCTATTAGGCGCAGGATTTACTTTTGATCCTAGAAATACAGATTATTTTGGAGTGCGTAATCAATCATCAACAACACTTTCGTCTAATCCTGCGGATTATACATGGTATTTAGCCGAGCCTACTTTTGGCACTGTTTATTATTTATTATATTCAAGTAGAACAAATAGAAAAGTAAGTTTTGACACTGGACTTGCTACTTATGCCGCTGGAAGTGCGGCTTTTGTTCCCTCTGTAACTGCTTTATTTGATCCTTCCTTATGGTTAGCTTTACCTGATGGAACTAATATTATTGATATGGATGTTAGAACTGGTCAATTAATTGGCACAGGGACAACAAGTGTTGGCACTGGTGAAATTGGAATTGCTAATACTCAAGATGGAAGAATGGTAGCTCAACTTCAGCAATATCTTAATTTTGGTGCTGGTGTTTACACTTTTACTGGATCACCTACAACAATAACTATTGACATTTATGGTCGCGTAATAGGGTTTGACGCGCCTGATGATTTTTTTATGACTATAGATACATTTACTGCAACTGCCGCTCAAACTATATTTACGCCAACAACTAGGGTAACTGGATCAGCAGGTTATATTACTGGTCAAGATTTTGTATTTAGAAATGGCACAATGTTTAATCCAACAATAGATTACACAGAAAATGCCACTACTGTTACTTTAAATACTGGCGCTGATGTTAATGATATAATTACTATTATTTCGTTTAGAAGCGTAGAAACAAGCACAGGAAATTCTTATGCGTCATTTACTAGAAATATTATAGATGTAGTTTCTGTTTCATCTATTACTCCAGGATTTGCTTTTACTTCAGGCTATGAGCTTTTGTTTGTAAATGGTGCAGTTTTATCAGAGCAAGATTATGATATAGTAGCTGGAAATATAACTAACTTTCCTAATCCAATGACTGGTAAAATGACTGTTATTCAATGGGAAGCTAACAATTTAGGTGTGCCAAACGGAACGCCTGTAAATGTATCCTTTAACACAGTTATTGGACAAGATACTTATACTTTTAGCTTTACTACTGGGGCTTTAAATATTTTTATGAATGGTCTTTTATTATTGCTTGCAACAGATTATACTACTACTGGATCAAGTAGCTTTACATTAACAGATACACCATCATCAACTTTACCAATTATTGTTTCTCAAACATACGCTAGAGCAGGGGCGGCATAATGACACAAGCTTTTAATTTATCTCAACTGGCAAATAATGTAAATTCATCAGGGCAAGTAGACGCTTCAACTGCTCTTTACAATGCTGTTCCAGCGGCATCTACTTTAACTACTACAAATTATACAATTGAAGAATTGGGCGGTAATTTAATTATTAAATATGGCGCAACTACTATTGTTTCAATTTCCTCAACTGGTGTAATTACATCAGGCGATAACATAACTGCATACGGAACTCCATAATGGCACTTAATCCTTCAGGCGCAATAAGTTTAGCAGGCCCAACTGCTGGTCAATCTATAGCTGTTGAATTAGGTCAGGGAGCTACTTCTTTAATTACTTTAAATGATACTACTGTAAGAACATTAGCTGGCGTTCCTAGTGGAACAATTACAATGCCTACTGATTTTTGGGGTAAATATAATATTACTGCAACTCAAAAAGCTATATTTGGGTTTGGTAGCCCTGGAGTATCAATCACCAATTTAGTTTCTAGCGCAGGTGTGGTAGCATCCGACACTCCGGGCGTTGGAACTGGAAGGCAGTTATTAGCCGCCGCAGGATATGGTGGTGATAAAGCTATATTTGGGTTTGGTGGCTTTCCAAACACAGCAATCACCAATTTAGTTTCTAATACAGGTGTGGTAGCATCCGACACTCCGGGCGTTGGAACTGCAAGAAGGAGTTTAGCCGCCGCAGGATATGGTGGTGATAAAGCTATATTTGGGTTTGGTAGCCCTAGAGTATCAATCACCAATTTAGTTTCCAGCGCAGGTGTGGTAGCATCCGACACTCCGGGCGTTGGAACTGGAAGGCAGTTATTAGCCGCCGCAGGATATGGTGGTGATAAAGCTATATTTGGGTTTG